CGTCCTTGATACTATTATAGTCAGAATACTCAGAACCGTCAATGCTTCCGCTTTCAAAAACTTCAGAATATCCAGAACGTTCAAGAATTTTATTTTTGATCTCTAATTGACGCTTCTCTCTCTGAATACGACGGAGGAATGCGTAGTGAATGATTTGAGTAAAGTATGCGAAAGGATTTTGTTACTTCTCTGGATTGAAGTTGTGAATGTATTGAACACAGTTCTCAATGCCATCAGAAATCATATCCTCCTTGAACATATAGTTCACGAAGTTTGGTTTGAATGACAGGTGATTGGCAATCTTCAGGAAACACTCTCCAATATAGTGAGGAATAGGAGGTTTTGGTTTTCCTTGGATTTCTGCAATTTCTTTGTCTTCACGATACTTAATTAGAGCAGCAAGAAACTCTTTATTGTTTACATAATGCTCTGACCTCTTTCTCTTGGTCATAACTGCTGTGGTTATCATAAGTTTTTATCATTATTATGTATAGATTATACCACTTATGTAAATACTTGACAAGGTATCAAAAACCTTGTACAATTACCTTTGTGGAGGTTGATAAGATTAATTTTAGCTATTTTTATATAACTTTTCTAAGATATCTTTAGCATCATTAACATTAGCAAGATATCCCATTCTACGATTGATCTTAGAGTGATTACCTTCTTTTGTAGATTGACGTACATAATTTTGATACATCATTATCATTTCTATATCTGAAGACTCAGATATTGTTAACACATCTTCTAGATTAAGAATAAACATGTCTTCTCTTGTAGTCTTTAACCATGGTTCTACTTTATATCCAATTATTCCATTTCTACTCTTTATTTCAGAAACTATTATTGGATTAGAAACTATTAACATAGTTCTATCTTCTTCTTCTGTAGCAGCTACTTTACAGAAGATTTCCTCACCTGTCTTAAGTTTTACTGTTGCATAAAAATCTTCTTCAATCATTAGTTCTTAAGTTGTATTGTGATTATTTCATAATTAAAATTTTCTTCATTATAGGTTTTGATTCTTTCAATTAAATGATTCAGAGTATAGTTTTTTCTTGATTTAAATGTACAATCATCAGAGATGTCGTAGAGAACTGCTTTAGTTTTATTTTTTCCTTTTCTAAGTACTCTTCCAATTGATTGTAAATTTCGTATTCTTGACTTACTGGGTGAAGCAAAGATAACGTTATGGAGGTTTTTAATATTAATACCAGTAGAAAAAGTTCCATAAGAGGCAACAATAATTGCGTTATTCTCTCGCTCAGTAATCTCTCTGACAAACTCTCTTTCCTCAGCATCTACGCCACCATGAACAAAAAATACTTTACGTTCATCTCGCTTGTTAGTATTTATCTTTTCATAAAGTATTGCTCCATGTGCTTCTACTCTACTGAACAGCACAAGAGTATTTCCTTTTAAATCTAATGCTAAATTTTTAATAAAATTATTTCTTCTTTCGTGAGAGATTAAATATTGTATCTCATCCTCATAAGTTTCAAACTTTTGTGGATTGTGTTTGAGAACAATGCATTGAATATCTAACTGAGAAAGATGTCCTTGTCTCATTAATTCATCAGTTTTTGTGACTTTATATGATGGGCCAAACAATCCTTCAAGAACCCATTTGTGAGTTTGAGTACCATCAAGAGTTCCTGTAAAACCAAAACGATACTTAGCATGATGAAGTTTAGTCATTATTTGGACTAATGATTTGCTCTTGAATAAATGTGCTTCATCACCTATAATACAACCATAGTCTTCAAAGAATGAACGTTCCAGTTTATAGATTGATTGCCAAGTGGTAATTGTTACTGGATATTCATTTGTTTTTTCTCTACCAGAATAGATACGGTGACAATATGAATCAGCATCCCAACCATAATCAAGGAAATCCTTGTACATCTGCTCTACAAGAGATGTCGTTGGAACAACTAAAAGAATTTTTTCGCCTTTATCCACATAGTATCTTACAAGGGAATAAATCATCAGTGATTTGCCGCTGGCAGTCGGGCTTATCAATAGTTTTCTATTATGCTTTAGGGCACCATATACTCCCTCAATCTGGTATTTTCTGGGAGTATGAGCACAAATGGAATACATGTAATCCTTAACACCTTCATACGAGATCTCCCCATTAACTTCAAAAGGTGTTCCGTAAAATCTATTATCTTCAAATTTATAAGTGTATCCATATTGCTTACAGAAAGATACAATCTTATCAAGCAAACCAACATAAATTTGCTTGGATCTCATATCATACAAATGAATCTCCCCATTCCAATTTTTACCACGATACTGTGGCATAAATTTGGCATTAGGAACCTCAAACTTAAAGTGGTCTCTTAACTCATATTCGATATGGGGTTCAGTATTGACTTTTAAAAATACTTCGTTGGATTTTGATATAACAAGGTTTGCTGTAGTATCAATCACATAAATCCATGCATCTAGTAATATTTATTTACCCTAGTCCAGCGTTAAATCTCATAAACTCAATAGCATTTTTGATTTGATATGTTCTGTTCTGAATTATTTTGAGAATGCTTTCGATATAAACAAGCATTGTATCGTAATAATCAATTTTTAAACATACTGTCGATAGTTTCTCATCTGCATCAAGATACTTTTGCATAGTATCCTTATCTCTAATTTTTTTGGGAAAAGGATTTTCTACATACACATCAGGATCTGCTTTCCCCGAATAATATTCGTATCGTTCGTGTCTAATATTTCTTTTTTGCTGCTCTGCTTTTTTTCTCAAAAGAAAGATGGTGTTATAAAGTTCAAAATACTTTGCATGAAGAACTGGTATATTTAAAGATTCATTATGTAAATTATCTGGATCTATTTTAGAATCTTTTTCCCACATTTCTTGAATTTTATCAAGATCAATCGTCATAGAGGACTGCCACTCAAATCAGTTATATTGTAGATAGTATACTTGAAAATTACCTCTGCTGTAAAGTACTGAATATCAGTATCTGTTGCATCAAAGTTTAGAGTTGTTAAACTGTATGGCCAGAGGTCGCTAAATTTTATTTTAAAATTTGGTTTGAATGAACTTCCTAATATGGTCAATGTTCCATCAGAATAGATGTTCATTTCATTATTTGCAGTTACGTTTGAATAACTTTTTTGTTTTTGCAAACTGTATATTTCATCTAAACTTTCTGGATATCCTAGACCTTTGATCCAGTTATGTATTTCTAGGTAATTTTGAAGATCTTCATCGACTATAAATCTTAATGTAAAATCTTCAAACTGAATTTTATCTCCAGGAGTATCAATATCTTTCAAGTATGATGGTTGAAGTGCTACACCCAAATTCAATCCGGGAATGTTTGCTGCATTACTGAAAAATGCAACTTTTGGTGCTCTATTTAAAGTAAATTCAAAACCAGTGGGAGAAAGAAAATTCCTGTTTTGAATTTGCTTATCAAAAATATTTGATGTTGCCATTTTTTCTAATTATTTAGATAAAAAAAGAGGGTCCGAAGACCCTCTGACTAAACCTTGTGAGATTAACTCACATTAGGTTCTTAACAGCAACACGTCTGTAGTAACGGTTGGAGTTCAGTTGGAGACCGTTATCGGTAACGCCACCAGATGCAGCACCAGATTGTGCAAATGGGTTGTGAACGATACCATAACGAGTCTTGAATCCAATCTTAGGCTGGAAGCTGTTCTCGCCAACTGCACGAACCATTTGGAGAGGAACGTATGGGCAATAGAACAGACCTGCATCATAAGGTGAAGAACCCTTATAACCAACAACATAGTATTGGTTACCAGTTGATCCACCTTGAACTACGTTAGCAGCATAAGGATCGATATAAACACGATACTTACCTTGCAGAACACCAGCGAAGGTGTTACCAGTGTCATCAACGTTGAGGTTAGCGTTGAGTGCTGGGGTGTAGTCGAGAACACCAGCCATGGTCAGTGCTGAAGCAACGTCAGCAGAGCACAGGATGATGTTGCCCTTTCCTCTACGAGTGCGCTGTGCAATTGCGTTAGCATCACGCTCGATTTGGAACAGAAGACCCTTGAACTTCTCAACAGACCAACGACCGTTTGAATCGGTATCAAGGTCAAAGATGCCTTGAGTTGCTACGTTCTGCTGAGCACCAGCTTCAGCAGTCTTGTAGATGGTTCTGATGACTTCGCGGTTGATTTCAGCAAGAATCTCAGTTGACAGAATATTTGCCAACTCAGCTTCTGCATTCAGACCGTGAATTGCCTTGAGGTCCTGAGCAAGCTCAAGTGAGTACTCAGCCTTCAGTGCGCGTGAACGTGCAGTAACGGTGACTTTCTCGATTGAGAATGCCATCTCGTTGAAATCGAGAGCACCACCATCTCCAAGAGACTCAGCATCTTGAGTACGCATACCAGCACCAGTCTCATAAAGACCGGCAGGAGTAGCGTTGAGAACTGATGGGTTTGAACCTTGTGCAAGGGTGCTACCGATACCAGTTGCAGTGAATCCAGTAGTTGCACCGGAGAAGTCAGTATCTGCCTCATCAAACAGTGCTTCTGCA